CGCAGGCAACCAGCACGTTGATCTTGTGCGCGCCGGTCGCGGGCTCAAAGCCGCCGTCCTCGGGGTTCCAGTTGAAGGCGTCATAGAAGCGCTCGTCGTCAACGACCTCGAGCAGCGGCACGCCGTCGATGTCGGTCACGCGGGTCTCGATGCCGACGCCGCCCTCGGCGATCTGGGTGATCTCGATCTTCTTGGTGAACTCGTCGGAGCGCTCCAGCAAGTCCATGACGAAGGATGCGACATACATCACCAGCGTGCCGCGCGCCTTGTAGCGGCGCAGCTTGCCTGCCGCGAGGATCGCCTTGAGCTTGGAAAAGACGTTGGCGACCGTCCACGCGGCGACCGCGGTGGCGCTGAAATAGCCGGCAGTCGCCTGCGCGGTCTGCGCCACCTTGGAGAAGAACAGCGCGTCGGTCTCGGGCGCTGCCTGCGTCTGCTCAAACACGCGCGAAATATTCTGAATGGACGCGGTTTCGTTGGTCTCGTCCACGTCGAGCTTGTCCACAAGGAACTCCACGTCGCGGTCGTGGGTCAGGGTGAACGGCACGTCGGTCTGGACATACTTACCGCGGTTCCAACCGCCGTTTCGGCTGTGGGGCTTATAGCCGGAGGTGGACATCTGGGTAAAGTGGAAGGTCTTGGCGCCCAGCCACTTGACGTTGGTGGTGATAAAGGGAGAGGTGAGCGTGCCCTGCATCAGAATTTCAAGCAGCTCGGGCTGCCACTGCTCTGCATAGTTGTTGGTGTTAGCCATGATTCATGTTCCTTTCTTTAGAGGTTGAAGCGGTTCCACTTTTTCTGCGGAACGGCTTTTGCGGTGCTCTGCGGCTGTCCCTCGCTGTTGCCGTCGCCGCCGACGCGGTGAACGCCGCCTGCGGTCTCGGTCTGCTTTTTGAACGCCGGAACGCGCTCGAGCACCTTTTTGATCGCTTCGGAGAGCTTGTCGCTGAGGATCTTGCCGTCGGCGTCGGTGCAGCCGTCGCAGTCGGCAAGGGTCAGCACATAGTCGATGGAATCCACCGCGACGCCCTGCTTGACCGCCTCCAGCACGCCTGCGGCGCGCAGCTCTGCGCTCTGCTTGCCCCTGCGTTCGTCGCTGAGGCTCTGCTGCAAGGCGGCGAGGTCGGGCGTATTCTTCCTTTTGTTTTCAAGATACGTGCCGATCGCGGTGTTTGCCTCCTCCTCGGAGAGTCCCTTTTGGGTGAAGAACGATTTCAGCGCGGACTTTGTCGCCCTGCCGGTTCTCTCGCTGACAATCCTGTCAAGCTCCTCCTGCGTATAGGTTTTGGGAGTGTTGCCGCCCTCCTGCGCGTTGGTGCCGCCGTTTTGGTTGGGGTTGGCGTTGCCCTGTCCGCCCTCGCCGCCGTCGGCAAAGAGCTGAATGTTTGGTTTTAACATGTTGATTCCTCCGTTTCGGGGTATTCCTTGGCTTTTAACGTCAATCAAAGTTTCGGACATAATAAAAGCGCCGTTGCATTTGACTGCAAAAGCGCTTAGTTTTTCTGTTCGGTTTTATCTTCCTGCTTGGGCTTAACCTCGGCGGCAAAGCCCTTAGCAATCAGTTCCTTGGCTCTTTGCTCGGACACGTCGAGCACCTCGCCCTTTTTGCGGAGCGCAAGGTCTGCCGAGCGGTCGCGGAAGTCCTGCTTCACTTTGATTTTCATGCGGTTCACCACCTTGTTATGGTATAAGAAAACCGCTCTCATTCTAGGAGCGGTTTACATTTTTATTCTTTATTTGCAAGGATTTTTCCATGCTTTTCAATATTTGATTTAACATATGTCAGATTATAATTCTCTGCGTTTTCTGACATGAACGCTTCGAGTCTGCTCTTAATGTATTTG